GAGGACCAGCGATGAGATTATTACGGACATCAAAGGTAAGATATCTCAGTTGGGAGGTGAATAATGGATGCGTTAAAATTAAGAGCTGAATTAGGACTTGATTCTGAATCATACGAGGAAGGTCTTAGTAAGGCTAAGGATAGTGCTGATGATGCCGGTGGAGTGATTGGCGGTGTTTTTGATGGTATTGCTAATGTTGCTAAGGTCAGTGCTGCAGCCATCGCAGGAGTATCTGCTGCCATCGGTGGGATTGCTGTTCAGGCTACTAAGGCTTATGCTGATTATGAGCAGTTGGTCGGTGGTGTTGAGACGCTTTTTGGTGCTGGTGGCAGGTCACTTGATGACTTTTTGAAAGATGAAGGTGATACTGAAGCAGCTAGAAAAAGATATGATGCTTTGATTGAAGCTCAGGATACTGTTATCGCAAATGCAAACGAGGCATATAGAACTGCTGGTTTATCCGCTAACGAATATATGGAGACTGTCACCTCGTTTAGTGCGAGTTTGTTGCAGTCACTTGACGGTGATACTCAGGCTGCTGCTGAGGCTGCAGACCAGGCTATTATTGACATGGCTGATAATGCTAATAAGATGGGTACCTCAATGGAATCTATTCAGAATGCTTATCAGGGATTTGCTAAGCAGAACTATACTATGCTTGATAACTTAAAACTTGGTTATGGTGGTACCAAGGAAGAGATGGAGCGACTTCTCGAAGATGCATCTAAATTATCAGGGGTAAAGTATGATATTTCTAATCTGAATGATGTATATGATGCGATTCACGTAGTTCAGACAGAAATGGGTATAACTGGTACCACTGCTAAAGAAGCTAGTGAAACTATTGAGGGTTCATTGGGTATGACCAAGGCTGCTTGGCAGAACTTAGTTACTGCCATGGCTGGCGGTGGAGATCTAAATAAAACCATTGAAAATCTTGTGAATTCTATAGTTGGATACGAAGATGAGACTGGGGAACATATAAAAGGATTAGCTGATAATGTTATTCCAGTATTTACTCAAGCAGTATCTGGTATAGCTACGGTTATTCAGAGCCTTGCACCTACAATTGGTGAAATGCTGCCAGATATAATTAATAGCGTGATTCCACCACTTTTAGCAGCTGCTAGTGATATTGTCGCTGCGCTTGCTAATGCGTTACCTGGATTAATCAATACAGTATTACCATCATTGCTTGATGGAGTAATGCAGGTTATGAGCGCACTTGCCGCAGCATTGCCTGATCTGATTAATGGATTACTCGATATATTAAATGGTGATGGGTTATACGAACTCATGTACGCAGGAAGAGACTTGATTGGTGGGTTGGTTACTGGTTTTATCGAAGGAGTTCCTACATTCCTACCACTTGTTATTAATACACTTACGTCTTTAGGAGAAACTATATTTAATATACTCATGGATGCCATCGATGCACTGCCTGATTTGTTAAACCAGATTGTAAGTATGATTCCGTCGTTGTTTGAATCGATCATGGATATGATAACATCATATATACTGCCTAATTTACTTAGGTTGGTTAATAATTTGGTTACTGAATTAGTTAGTGCTTTACCTGGATTTTTAGATCAGTTAATAGCTATGATACCTAGTTTTATTGATGGTATAATAACTATACTAAGTGCTGCAGTACCTCAGTTATTAGATGCAGGTGTTAAGTTATTTAGTGGGTTAGTAGGTGCGTTACCTATAGTGATTACTTCACTGCTAAATGAGTTACCTGGTCTTATAACTACCGTCATCAATGCGATAGTTGATGCGATTCCTTTATTTGTGAATGCAGCGGTTGAAATAGTTAATGCTTTAGCAATGGCATTGCCTGATGTTATCGAAGCGCTTGTAGATGCATTACCTGAGACTTTAGATGCAATTATCGAGGGTATTCTTGCTCTGATTGAAGCCATTATTGATAATCTACCTACATTAATTGACGCTATACTTGTGGCTTTACCAGCAATTATTGATGCGATTGTTGAAGGTCTTATTGATAGCGTAGATATAATCGTTGATGCAGGATTTCAGCTGATGTCTGGTCTGATTGACGCTATTCCAATGATTATAGACGCACTGGTACCTTTGATTCCTGATATAATATCTGCGGTAGTTGTTACTTTATGGAATGAGGCTCCTAAGATACTCGGTGCAGCTAGTGACTTATTTATGAATCTAGTTACCGGATTGCTTAGTATATTTGGTGATTTGAATTCAGCACTCGGAGATGCTGTTACAAGTGTTCTTAAGTTCTTCATTGAACCGGTTGCTAATTTATTTACTAATTTATGGGATGGTGTAGTTGATACGTTCAAAGGTATCGGTAGTTGGTTCAGCGGTATTTTTAGTGAAGCATGGGATGCAATTACCGAAGTATTCAATTTCGATACTGTAACTGAATTCTTTGTTGGCGTATGGGATACTATTACTGAAGCATGGGATGGTTTAGCTACTTCACTTGGCGGTATATTTAAGACAGCTTGGAGTAACATAAAGAGCGCATTTTCAACCGTTGGTAGTTGGTTTAAGAAACTTGGTACCACGATTTCTGATGCTATTAGTGGTGCAATTAAGGCTGGTATTAACGCGTTGTTCGGTCTTATGGAAGATGTACTCAATGGTGCAATTGATCTAATTAATGGTATAATTAAAGGTATAAACAAGATACCTGGCGTTGATATTAAGAAGATTGAGCATGTTGACTTACCAGAGCTTGCACGTGGTGGTATAGTTGATGATCCTACTGTTGCGCTTATCGGCGAGGCTGGTAAGGAGGCTATTGTGCCACTTGAAAATAACACTGAGTGGATTACTAAGGTTGCTAATCAGCTTGCTACTGCTATTGGCAGACCTGCGTATGGATCTGATGATGAGTATTTTGGTGGTGGATTCGTTCAGAATCTTACTATTAATGCTCCGCAGCAACTTGATCCATCTGAGGTCGAGAGATTAACTAGAATGGCTAATCAGGATATGATTCTGGCTATGGGGAGGTAAAGTATAGTGGATGAATATGGAAATCGAGTAATAAAATGTACCAATGATGAAGGTCATACGACTGTCTTTACTGAAAGAGGATTCACTCCGTTTTTGCTTATGAAAGCGGAGGGAATCTATACCCTTAAGAATAAGTTGTATACTGAAGATAATTCCAATGTCGATGGTGCGACTTATCTCGGTCAGTCAACTCAGAAGAGGTCTATCACGCTGCAGCTCAAAGGTTTGTATGACCACGATACCAATAGGGATTTGCTCTACTCACTTTTTAAAAACGATGTACCTGGTACCATGACGGTTATCGATGGTAGTCATACTCGTAAATGCACTTATTATGTTGAAGGTATCAGCTCAACTGCTAAACCTGGTCCTAGAATATATAAAGTCAACTTAGTCTGTCCGGATCCATTCTTCTATGATCCTTACGATGTTCAGGTGAAGATGGCTGACTGGGTTGGAGCATTTGAGTTCCCTCATGAATTTAAGATGGAAGAGATAGGGTACCGACTTCTTACTCGTATGAGAAATGTTAAGAATGATACTGGTGAGGATGGTGTTGGTATTTCTATTAAGATTGAGTGTATGGGTAATGTGGTTACTCCTACTATTACACATGTTCAGAAGCGTGAGCATATAACGGTGGGTTATGAAGGAAAACCGCTGAATATGGTTTTTGGTGATGTCCTTGAGATTATTACGGAGACCAATAATAAGCACGTATATTTTACTCATAACGGAGTGAAAGAAGAGATAAACCACTATTTGACTGAGGATTCTGAGTTCTTTCAGCTTGGTAAGGGAAATAATAACATAGGTTATTCTGCTGTCAGTGGAGTATCTAATATGATTATCACGATAACCTATAAACTTAGGTATGCAGGAGCATAAGATATGGAAATAAGAATATATGATAACACCTTGAATTTTCAGGGTGTTATCGAAAATTTCAAATCATTGATATGGACTAGAAAATATTTTGAGACCGGCGAGTTTCAAATTGTTGTACCATTTACTCCGTATGCAGTACAATTATTGCAGAGGGGTAGATTGGTTAGTAAGCGTGGTTCGGTTGAGGCTGGTGTCATTGAATCAATTGAGGTTGAGGATAGCAATAAGTCGAAGGAGTTAACCGTTAAGGGTAGATTTCTGGAATCTTATATGGACCAGCGTCTTATCAGGCCAACTTATGTGGCTGTCAATCGTAAGGTTGAAGAGGTTATGCATGAGCTTATAACCGGTGCTGCTGCCATACCACTTCTTGAAATGGAAGAACTTCATGGGTTTACTGAAGAAGTTACATTTCAGGCCACCTATAAGAATCTGCTGAGTTATATTGCTAAGCTGAGTTCTTATTCGAATATTGGTTTCAGGTTTAGACCTGATTTTGCGGCCAAGAAGATAGTTTTTGAAACTTATAAAGGACTTGATAGGTCGAAAGACCAAAATGACCGTAGTCGAGTTATTTTCAGTGAAAAATATCATAATATTTCTACTGCACATTACGTGGAGAATGACCAGCTCTATAAAACCGTCTGCTATGTAGGTGCTGGTAATGACGATGAGAGGATCTATGTTGTTGCTGGTGATGATAGTTTGGTTGGTTTAGACCGAAGGGAAATATATGTGAATTCTTCTGGCATAAATAGAAATGATTTCAACTCCGATGCTGAGTATCGTCAGGCACTGGTCCAGTTTGGCAATAACAAGCTGGTATCATCGCAAGTGGCTCAGTCATTTGAGTGCGATGTGGATCCTAATAGTAACTTTATCTATAGGCAGAATTATGATATCGGTGATATAATAACTATGAATAAAGAGGACTGGGGTATCTCTGTTAATTTAAGAATAACGGAGTTAAGAGAAATATACGAAAAAGGTGGAATGACCGTTGCTCCAGTATTCGGTAATCCACTACCAACTAAGATTGATTGGGAGGATAAATAAGTGAGCAATTATGCAATGTTTTACAATTCGGAAAACGGAGACCGAGTGTATGATGCAGACAGCTTTAGCAATTGGCTGAAGAAGTTCTTCACTACTGGTGTGTTTGAAGGCGATTGTCAGGTTACTGCGCTTGGTTCTATGGTCGTTAATCTTGCACCTGGATATGCGAATATAATGGGTAAGGTTAAGGAGCTTGAAAATCAGACCTTTACGCTTGAGCCTGCAGATGGTTCGTACCCAAGAATCGATACAATTGTCATCGAAAGAAATGATACTGATAGGGATATAACTGCTAAGGTGGTTACTGGTCAGCTTAGTGGCAATACTCCAGCTCCTACACCAAGAGTATGGGAGAATGGTGTCTATCAGCTTATTGTGGCTGAGGTCTATGTTGCTGCAGGAGCTACTGAGGTTACTCAGGCTGATATAACTGATAAGAGATCTGATCCTGATGTATGTGGTATCGTTGCTGGTACTGTTACTGAGATGGACTTTAGTCAGTTCACGGCTCAGTTCGAGAGCTACTTTGAGCAGTTCAAGGCTAGTAATCTTGAGGAGTTCAGCGAGTGGTTTGAAATGATTAGAGGTCAGCTCTCTGAGGATGCTGCAGGTCACTTGCAAAATGAGATTGATGATATTAATACTGAAATAGCTACTATTGTCAATGATTTAGGTGCTAAAAATATGTTGCCTAATAATGCGACTTCACAAGTTGTAGCTGGTATCACTTATACAATAAACAGTGATGGAAGTATAACGATAAGTGGTACTTCAACTATGAGTACCGGTATTCTTTTATCAAGTAATCAACTTCTTCATAAAGGAACATATAAAACAACAACAGGTCAAACACAAGAAGAGGACGCTGATGCTTTTATATATGTTCAAGATACTAATACGCAGAGAGTTATTTCAAGAAGTAATGATTTAGGAGTTCCTTCACAATTTACATTAGCAAATGATACGTTGGTAAACTATGGAGTATGGGTAGACGTTGGAAAAACAGTTAATGTCACAATATATCCTATGGTTCGTCCTGCATCCATAGCGGATGATACTTATGCTCCTTATGCCCAAACTAATAAAGAATTAACTGATAATTTAAGTGGTTTTAAGTTTTATCCAACAGGTACAGGTATCGTAGGCTTGATAGCTGATGACAGTGCATACACTGATGCTGACGGAAAGTATGTAATATGGGGTACAGCAACAGCAAATGCACTTGTTGAAGCTAGTCCTAACACTTATTATGGTAGACAGAGTGAAGAAGATTTAAGGGGAGAGGTTGGTGCTGATACAGCTGTCCCTTTTAGTAATACAAAGATATTTGATTTACTTCCTAAGACTATAACTATATCAGGATATGCTAATCAAACTAATCAAGAAACTGTAAGTGGTCTTGGTATTCCAACGATGGGAGTTTACAAAACTTGTAAATTTCAATGTACAGCTGGTAGAGTTGGTACTAATAATTCTTATTTCAAGAAGTATTGTCTAAACAATGGTGTTATTGAACCTACTACCATTTACATAGCTAATGGTAGCGCACCAACCATAGATATATCTGATGCCATATATATAGATGTAGTGGCTACCGATTATAATACTGGAAGAGCATATAATTATATTTTTACTTTATCAAAGTAAATAAAAAGAAAGTAGGTAAGTTATGGTTCTTGAAATAATAGCAATAATCATATTTGAATTTGGACTTGTAGGAATTGGCTATTGTTTAGGTAAGAAAAATAGCTAACCAAGTTAAATAAAAATTTAATGAGTTTATTATTTCATGATTTCGTGGTATAATGAGAGTGTGTAAATCAGTGTTTTTTGTTCTTTCACTCATTGAAGAGGGCGTCAGTATTTATGCTGGCACCCTTTTTTGTTTGAAAATATGTTGTAAGAAATATTTCTTGTGTGCTATAATTTTATTAGAAATTGATGGCGAAATAGGTAGACGCTAATGAGTACTCAAATCGTGAGGCAAGTTGAATTTGAGCAACGGAGCCATGCGAGGTGACAAATCCTTGCTCAATTTCTATAATTAGCTACGTATTTGAGGTGGTGAGACTACCAAATGGAGTGTCGAGATTAGGATGGGTGGTAGTCATGTGGCTAATATAAAAGGAGGATAAACGCTATGAAGAATAAGACATACGATATTCTTAAATGGATCGGCATCACTGTACTGCCTGCATTACTTACCTTATACGGAGTTATCGGTGCGACTTTATCGATTCCTCATACTCAGGAAGTGATGACTATTGGTGCTGCAGTAATCACTTGCTATGATACTATCATAGGTGTTCAGAGCCGAAATTACCACAAAGGAGTGTAAATTATGACTGGTAGAGAATTCGCTGATTTTGCTATCAGCAAGTTAGGCACTCCTTATTTTTATGGAGCGAAGATGCAGGTACTGACTGAAGCATTTATGAAGTTGATGCACAAGTCATATCCTACAACGGTTACCAGTGCTTATATGAAAAAGGCTAGGAATAAAGGTCAGGTCGGTAGGCTCAATGTAGATTGCTCCGGCTTAGTTGGTTCTTTCAGAGGAAAGCAGATTGGATCTGCTCAGCTTTATAGCACAGCCTATACTCGACTTCCTATTTCACGTATCAATGATTTTGCAGTTGGTACGGTCCTTTGGAAGTCAGGTCATGTTGGTGTCTATATCGGCAATGGCGAGTGTGTTGAAGCTAAGGGAATTAACTTCGGTACAGTTAAGACCAAGGTATCTTCTCAGAAGTGGAAGTATGGTCTTACTTTCAAGGATATAGATTATTCATACACCACTAACCTTGTTTCTTCAGCTACCTGGAAAGGTAAAAATCCATATGAGATGCCTGCTGTCGCTATTAAGAAAGGTCAGAAGGGTAACGGTGTTAGATGGCTACAGTGGGAGCTTAGAGAAGCTGGTTACGATCTGGATATCGATGGTTCCTTTGGTAATATAACATATCGAGTTGTTAAGTTATTTCAGAAGTCTTGTAAACTCGATGTTGATGGTGTCTGCGGACCTGACACCAAGAATGCTTTGCTCATAAATTAAGGGAGGACTAAATGTATGACTATTACAGAAGTTAAACCAGATTACGTGTTTGGTAATCTCGCTAAGAAGATTAAGGTAATATGTGTTGATTTTAAGCGTGAGCAGTACGTGGATCTTGAAACTCAAGTAGTAAGCGAGATCCAGCGTATGCTTGAGGACACAGACGGTTGTAAGTTTTACAAGTTAGAGGAGGCGCAATCATGATTGAGGCTATCGTTGTAGCATTTATAACCGGAGGACTTACTCTTGCTGGTACCATCGTGACTTCTTCTGCGAGTAATTCCAAGACTATTTATCGAATCGACCAACTTGAAAAGGTGGTTGAAAAGCATAATAATGTCATCGACCGGACTTATCGTCTGGAGCAGGATGTTGCGGTTATAAAAGAAAAGCTAATTGAGTTATCTAAGGGAGAATGAATGTGAATAATGAAGAATTAAAGATTCCATACATTGCATATGAAAGTGCAATGGTAAGACAAGAACGCGCTACTAAAAGATTATGGATCATCTGTGTAATCCTTATTGCTGCTTTGATTGGATCCAATGCAGGTTGGATCTATTATGAAAGCCAATGGGAAGTAGTTGAAGAAACTACACAAACCGTAAGTCAGGACTCCGCAAATGATAATTACTTTATTGGAGGAGATGTGTATGGGCAAGCAGACAGTTACAACAACGACAACTAGAAAAAGAAGACGTAAAACCGGAGGTAATAGCGGTTATAAACAATGTAATATGTGCCATGGTACTGGAAGGATCAAGAAAAAATGACGATTGAAAAGGTATCAAAAAGTCAGGTCGAATATGTTATAGATGAATGGATCATAGGAAAGAATGCTGAAAGAAATAGAAAGATCTTAAAAAGAAGATTGATCGATGGAATATGTTATGAACCATTATCTGAAGAATTTGATCTATCAGTACAACAAATAAAGAATATCGTGTACAAATATGAAAAGATCATATTTAGTAAAATTAAGGGATAGAAAAATCTATCCCTTAATTTTTTGCAAAAAATTACAGAAGGATATGTACAACTATGATTGCACACTATATAATTAACTTAAGTTAAAGATAACACTTAATTTAAGGAGGTACACAAATATGAAAGTATATGGAAAATGGTTAGTTATGGGAAGAGTTGAAAGAAAAGACACCCCAAGAATTGCATCATCATTTATGACAAAGAAAGATGCGATTGAAGCACTTGATAGAGCGTTTCTTAAAAATGGTAAGAAACTTAACTCTAATCTATGGGAAGATAGTATGGGACAGCAGTTCTACATTGAGAAGAACACAAAGGAATGGAGGTAAAGATTATGAAGAATGGAGCAGTTATTAGATTAGTTAAAAATAGATGTAGAAGAGAATTTTGGATATTTCCTGATGGATCTGCTAGAATGTTCCATCATTTTGAGTTACTTACTCCTGAACAGTTTTCAGAATACTATAAGAAATTAATCGCACAAGGTTACAAAGAAATCTGAGGAGGTAATTGATATGACAATGAAAGAATACTATCAAATGAGTATAAGTGCAGGCATAGACCTACGCAAAAAAGTTGAAGAATTTGGTAAATTTCTCGGAGAAAAATGGATCCCAGAATATTATCGACATTCTAAAATGTATAAATATGAAAATAATGTCTACTATATAGATGGTTATTTAGGAATCATAAACATTATCTAGTTTATACCTCATAGAACATGTCTAGAAGCTCACGATTCGCGTTTCTGGACATGTTCTTTTATTATACAATAATTTATTCATTTCTTATCTTAAAATGTCTCTATACTTAATTCTAAAAGCTTTTATATAATCATAAAATCGAATTATGAGATACATATATTTTAATCCAAATCCTGAACATAAATCAGTTGGCGATTGTGTAATTAGATCTATATGCAAAATTATAAACACCAATTGGGAAGAAGTCTTTGATCTTATTTGCGACAAAGCTAGATCTATGCATGATATGCCATCATCAAATGCTGTCTGGAGTAGTGTTTTGAAAGATCTAGGTTTCAAAAGATATTCTATTCCAAATAGTTGTCCAGACTGTTATACTATACAAGATTTTTGTTTAGATCATCCACATGGCAGCTATATTTTAGCAACTGGAACACATGCCGTTGCGGTCTATAACGGCAATTATTATGATTCATGGGATTCTGGAAATGAAATTCCTATCTATTATTTTAAGGAGGAGTAAATATGAATTATCCGATGTACGGAGGTGTTCAACCTCAGTCTATGATGCCTAATATGGGCGTGGCTGGTCAGCCGATGAGTTACCAAAATGACAGTGGAAATATTTGGGTGCAGGGTGAAGCCGGTGCTAAGTCTTATTTAGTAGGACCTGGTCGAAGTGTAACTTTATGGGATAGTGAAGCACAAACAATCTACATAAAATCTGCAGATCAGATGGGTATGCCTAGTATGAAAATTCTAGATTATACTATCCGAGGTCAGGAAGTACCTAAGACTGCTGCCCTTATAAATAATCCGGCTAATGAGAACTATGTTCTTAAGAGTGATTTTGATGCTCTAAAGGATGAGCTGTCAGAGTTAAGGGAGCAGATTAAACGTGCGCCAAAACAGGAGTTTAGATCTAAAAATAGAGGAGGCGGTAAACTATGATGAATATGGATCCATTTGGAAGTCTTAAGAATATGATGGGTAAGTTCAGAGGGTTTATGCAAAATCCGGCACAGTTTATGTTGCAGAATAAGTTGAATATACCTCAGCAATACATGAATAATCCTAATGATGCACTCCAGTATCTTATGAATACTGGTAAGTTATCACAGGAACAGTATGACTGGGCCATGAATCAGGCATCACATATTCAGAAGAATCCTGAGTTCATGAAAATGCTCAGTGGAATGATGAGGCAATAACCTGGCCAGGGTTGCAAATATATAACCGACTAATCAAAAATGATTGGTCGCTAACCGCATATAAATAGCGGTAGAAAGGAGAATATTATGAATTTATCAGAAGGAAATGGCCTTTACATGCCAGTTGCTCCTGCTTATGGTGCAGGTGGTAACGGTGGTTTTGGCTTCGGTGGTGATTGGGGATCACTTATTGTGTTATTCCTCATCGCAGCAATGTTCGGTGGCTTCGGCGGAGGCTGGGGCGGAATGGGAGGCTTCGGTGGTGGAAACTACGATTTCCCATGGCTCTTAAACGGTCAGCAGAACATTAACGCTCAGACTGCAAACGGATTCCGTGATGCGATGATCAATGATGGTATCACTTCAATTCGTGATGGTATCTCAGGTCTTTCAACACAGCTCTGCGGATGTTGTGGAGATATGCAGATGGCTATCGCTAATGGTTTTGCAGGAGTTGAAGCAGGAGCTAACGCTCGTCAGATTGCCAACATGCAGACTGCATTTGGTATCCAGTCACAGATTGCTCAGGCAAGCGCTGATGACAGACTTGGTATTGCTGGAATTAGTTCTGATATCGCTCGTGAGGCTTGCGCTACACGTACAACTGATACTCAGAACACTCAGGCAATTCTTAATGCTGTCACAAGTGGTGTTCAGAGCATAAAAGATCAGCTTTGCCAGGACAAGATCGATGCGAAGAATGATGAGATTTCAGCACTTCGTCAGCAGGTTGCTATGAAGGATCTCGCTGCATCTCAGACAGCTCAGAATGCATTCATTGCGAATGGATTCGCTAATGAGGTTGATGCTTTGTACAATCGTCTTTCAAGCTGTCCAGTTCCAAGTACACCAGTATATGGTCGCACTCCTATTTTCACATGTAGTCAGAATGGCTGCGGATGTGGATGCGGTAATTTCTAGGAGGTGACTACAATGGCAGAGTTTACTTATAATCCAGTTCAGTTAGTACAGCCTAATCAGGCTGCCATCTTAAATGATAGTATCAGATGCCCTAAGGGATATGTACTTCATAGAAATGAGTCAGGACTTGTAACTCTCCGAGGTGTAGTGAATAATCCTTGTGCTAGATCTGCTAGGTATCAGGTTACTGCAAATGGTAACATAGCGGTACCTACAGATGGTACAGTTGGATCGATAGCAGTAGCGCTTGCGATTGATGGTGAGCCTATTCAGACAAGTCGTGCAATCGTAACACCTGCTGCTGTTGCTCCAGCACCACCAAGTACAGAGAATTATTTCAATGTAACCTCGACTGCAATAATTGATGTGGCATGTGGATGCTGCGTACAGGTTTCTCTTGAGAATGTATCTCAGGGAGCTACTGCAGCAGATCCTGCGCCTGCTATCAATATTCAGAATCTGAATGTAACAGTGACAAGGATTGCTTAGGAAAGGAGGAACAAGTCATGGGTAAATTTCATAAGATTGAAGAGATGCTTGAAGGCGAACTGATGAAGATTGGTTCGGAAGGAAAACTTACTACTTCTTCACTTGAAGTTGGTGATAAGGCTGCTCATTTCCTTAAGTCAATCAAGACCATTGATGCAATGGAAGAGGCTGAAGGAAATAGCTATGATGGCGATTATGGCATGAGACGTGGTGGAAGGTCTTACGGCTACAACTACGATGGTATGTCTTATGCCAGAGGAGATGGAAGAGGTAGAGGTTCCAATGCCAGAAGAGATTCTCGTGGAAGATATTCTAGCGAGATGGGATATTCTGGAAATAAGCAGGCGCTTATGATGGAAATCGAAGAATTGAAAGATAAACTTAAAGAAATGGAGGACTAAAGATGCCTACTAAAGAAGAGCTTGAGGATGCTATATACAAATATGAGCATACACCAGTAAGTTATCACAATTGCCAAAGCTTGGCCATGTTCTATTATTTATATGATAGATTATATGGAGATTCAGAGCATAAGGCTGCTGAGGAAGAGTTTAGATATAGTATTGGTCAGGAAAAATTCTGGGAAGTATTTGATGAATTACTGGAGGCACTTCAGGTTCTTAATCCTAAGTTATATCAATCAGTTATTCAAAAGTTAGAGGGATGAGAAATCATCCCTCTTTTTATATTAGATCTGCTACCTGGCAATCTAAAGCTTCTGCTAATTTGATCACAGTGTTACAGTGTGCATGACTTAATTCTCTTGCATTCTGCTCATAAAACTGAAGTGTTCTATAATTAACGCCTGATTTTTCAGCAAGCTGCGACTGTGACATTTTTTTCTTTAATCTAAGATCTTTCAGTTTATTCATAATTGCATACCTCCTTTATAAGATTATACAATTTTAATTGTATGACGAAAATAATTAAAAAAAGTTAAAATAGCCTATGTACAACCATCGATGTACGTGATAAGATTAACTTAAGTTAAAGATAACACTAAACACTGACCCAACAGTATAAACTGGGAGAAAGAGGTATAATATGAAGAAAGCAGTTAATAACAACAGACCAGGTAACATGGAGACAATGTATGAGCACAGAAAGAACGGTCTCATGGGTAAGATCGTTTCTTACGATGATAGAGCAGCAACACTTATTATTCGTCTTAATGATGGAAAGAGCAAGATTATGGCATGGTCAACTTTCAGAAGTGATTGGAGAATTGCTAAAGCCGTTGAAACTCCTGTTGAAGAAGTTAAGCCAGTTGAAAATAAGCTTGTTCCAATGCCTGGAGCTGATCTTGATCCTGTTGAAGGTAGAGAAAGAGGTCGTGAGCAGTCAATTGGTGATATGAAGAAAAAGATGGTAAAGACTACTTATGAAATTGCTGCCAAGGCAAATATCCGTAATGCATATAACTGGATCGTAGGTGAAAATGAAAATTCAGTATCTGATGGAGATATGACACAGGAAAAATTTGATGAATGGATTGCAAATGATGCATTTGATCAAGTATTGCTTGAAGCTCGCAATTGTGAATATACTGGTGAAATGACAGGAGGAAAAGCTCCAAGCTGTATGAAGAAAGTAAGCAAAGCATTCTGTGTTGAATTCTTACTTACCTTATTTGAAGCAGATGGATATCATATAGAAAATGTAGAAGTTAAGCCTGCTCAGTCTGGTCATCCAGCTCCTAATAGAAATGCTCAGCTTCAGTTCGATGGAAGAGCTCAGAATATTTGTGCATGGGCAAAAGAGCTTGGTATTTCAGCTAACACACTTTATGGAAGAATCTACAAAATGGGCTGGTCTATTGAAAAAGCTTTCACTACACCTACTAAAAAGAATAACTAATCATATAGAAGCATGTCCAGAAGCTCATATTTCGCGTTTCTGGACATGTTCTTTTATTATCGCATATAAATTATCATATCGCAAATATGATCATCAGAATGGTCAAATTTTGCTAAAAAGTCAAGATAAAGTCAAGATAAAGTCAAGAACAAACGTTCATCTTGACTTGGTCCGAAGCATTGATTTTATTGGGTTTCTTGATTAAAAAGTCAACTAGTCAAGATAACTTTAATTTTTTAGAAATTGAGTCAAAATCATTAAAAATTTTTAATGATTTTAATTAATAATATATAATATAGAGCAATTATCTTGACTTATCTTGACTTTTTGCTCAGAAATGCATCAACCGTAATGCTTTCGAGCAAGTCAAGATAAAAAATTCATCTTGACTTATCTTGACTTTATCTTGACTTTTAGGAGGAAAACACATGGAATTATATAAATTTCAAAAGGATGTATTAGATCAGACCGCTGAAAAAAATAAAGTGGCTTACTATTTGGACATGGGTCTCGGCAAGACGTTTGTTGGATCTGAAAAGATGCATGTGCTGAATAGTAAGGTTAATCTGATAGTATGCCAGAAATCTAAGATAAATGACTGGATACAGCATATGTCAATTAACTATCCGGAGTATTATGTTGCAGATTTGACTAAGAAATCTGAGTATGAGGATTTCATTAGTACATGGGATGTTGAAGAGGGTTACATTGTCGGTGTAATAAATTATGACCTTATCTGGCGTCGTAAAGAATTACTCAAATTGAGCAACTTTACACTCATGCTTGATGAATCATCGCTTATTCAAAATGAAACATCTAAGAGATCTAAGTTCATTTTGAAGATGCAACCTGCAAATATTATTTTGCTTTCAGGTACTCCTACAGGCGGTAAATATGAAAGACTTTGGTCGCAATTACATTTACTTGGTTGGAATATATCAAAGGAAATGTATTACAACCATTATGTCGATTATGAGTGGGACAATTCACAGGGATTTCCATTAATGAAAATTAATGGATACAAGAATGAAACACGACTAAAGAAAAAGATGCGAGATAATGGCTGCATATTTCTTAAAACGGAAGAAGTGCATGATTTGCCAGATCAAATTGATCAAAAGATTTTTGTTGAATCTTCTAAAGAATATAAAAAATTCAGATCAAAATCAATTGTTGAATTTGATGATGTTACACTAGTTGGAGATACTACTCTTACTAAATTACTTTATGAAAGACAGCTTTGTGGTCAATATAGTGCCACCAAATTAAAAGCTTTTGAAGATCTTCTTGAAAGTACAGATGATCGAATTATTGTATTTTATAATTTCAATGCTGAATTGGATGCTCTAAAACATATCTCAGATGCTCAGAATCGCGATTCTAGCATAGTTAATGGGCAAATTAAAGATTTATATGCATATGAAAATAAAACTGATTCTGTGACATATATTCAATATCAGGCAGGTGCCATGGGGCTTAATCTGCAGAAAGCAAATAAGATTGTTTATTTTACTTTGCCACTTAGTTCAGAATTATTTGAACAAAGTAAAAAGAGGATCCATCGTATTGGTCAGCAACAAGCATGTTTTTATTATTACTTATTATGCAAAAGATCTGTCGAAGAACATATTTTTGCAACATTAAAACTTCGCAAAAATTATACCGATGCATTATTTACATTATACACATAATGTAGTATAATTAACCATAGTTAATGATTAAGGAGGAACAATTGTGACGGATAAAGAATTCAAAATAAGTTTGTTATTTGTAGTGATAAGTTTTATAGCAATGGTAACATTTACGGCAGTGCATGATTATAGGAAACAGAAAAAAGACGAGCCTAAGATGACAGTTCAGGAAGAAATTGCACAGAACACGCTTAACGCTAAGGTAGCTGCAATGCAACCGATGGTCAAAATAGAGCTAACTCAGCAGAATAACATAGTCAGCTCGAATGAAGTAGAAATCGAGCTTGCCTATGATGAACTTGAATACCTTGCAGCCTGTGTGGAAGCTGAGGCAGGAACTCAAGGGATGATGGGAAAAAGGCTTGTAGTTGATGTTATCTTGAATCGTGTAGATGACAGCAGATTTCCTGATAATATTACAGATGTGATAAATGCTCAAGGTCAGTTTCAAGTTGTAAGCAATGGGTCTATTAACAAGGTGGATATTACTCAGGAAACTTTCAAGGCGATAGAGCTTGAATTAAAGCATAGAACAGATAATGAGATACTTTATTTTAGAAATAAACATTATGGCACTGGAAAACCTTGTTATAAGGTCAATGAGCACTATTTTAGCAAGTAGGAGGAGAATATGGAGAAGAAGAAAAGAAACAGCCACAGCGAGGATTTGTGTAAATCCTGTGACACCAAAGGATGTTTATTCCAATCTGGGATAAAAAGAAAAAAGTGTGATTTTTATACACATGAAAAAGAATCTTGCGGTGATTGGTGTGAGGTACCTTCTTACGAAATGACGCTTGGACAGGCAAGACAAGCTGTTAGAGATTTAAGAAAATTTGTAATGGATAATCATATTTTACCAAAATTACAGTCTTGCGAAGATTTGATAGACAGAGCCGAAGCTATGATGGAAATAATGATGTTTGCAGGAAATGTGAAATCCGATGAAGAAGATGTTTGTATTAAGGTGTCGGATGCGGTGGAGTTATTAAGAGAGTTGCCACCTGTCACACCAACTAGTTCCAAAATGGAACAGGTTGAGGATGCTATAAGTAAAGCAGAAGTCATCAAGTTACTAGACAAGCATACGAATGATGATGGTACTCTTGATGATGACATAACTTGTATTCTTGAAGAATTACCACCTATTCAGCCTAGAGCAAAGGTTGGGAAGTGGATAAGATGGTATGAAGAAATTACACAGAAAGGTAATTTAGGTGGAGTAATAGTACATATACCACATTGCAAATGTTCTGAATGTAATAAAGAGTATGATAGTTATTCTTCACAATTTATGAATTATTGCCCTAACTGCGGTGCAAAGATGGAAAGTGAGGATAAACAATGACATTTGAGAAAAAAACAGAGATAGTTATATCTCAATTAAGAGCAGATAGGGATAGATTACAGAACATTATTGAACAGATAAGAGCCGAGATAGCAGATACACTATATGTTGACTCACTAATTTTTGGAGAACTAATTGACTTTAAGGAAGGAAAGATAAGTGCAGATGATGTTATTGAGGAATTTAATCGAGTAACAAGGTTAGAAGTATTAAAAATTATTGACAAGTACAGAGAAAGTGAGGAATGAGTATGCACGTCACGGACAAGGAAGTGCGAAAACAAATTAAAAAACTTGGATATAAAGGTTGTAAAAATTGCAAACATCAAATAGCACCATTAAGAATGTGTGAATGGGCTGAACAAGGTGGTGATGGTCAATTACATTTTATTTGTCCTATGTGGGATAAGGCAGAAAGTGAGGATAAGGAATGACAGATACAAGTAAAGCACCACATACTATTAAGCAAATAATCTTTTGGTTAAGGCAGATAGACGACTTCAATAGGGTTATTGCGTTTATGGATGGCAGCTACGGTAAAACAGGGAAAATCGTAGAAAAGCCGAGAACTTTAGTGGCAAGAATAAGTGAACGAATGGGACTGTACAACAGAGAAGTGGAGGTAGAGGAAGAATGAAGATAAAAGACTATGTTTGTAAATGTGGCTGTAATGATTTCTTTTTTGCTGACAAAGGCAATCAAAAAGGTGTTTACTGTACTAAGTGTGGTAAGTGGTTTAAGTGGGCGGATAAGGATGAGAAAAACCTCATGAAGCTGCAGCAAGATCAGGGTATCGGCTTGACTGCACAGCAGAAGCTGGCTATCAAGGCTATGATGTATGCTTTTGATAAGTATGGAGCTAAGCGACTGATTGATTCTCTGTATGTCAATAATGTCCACAAGTATCCAGATGATGTTATTAATTTTGGTAAGGCATATGGTATTTGTGCTGACATCGTAAAGGAGGATTAGTTATGTGTGATTTGTGTAAAAAGAAAGATCCTTGTCAATATAGGTTTTCTTATAAGTCAAAATATTACAAGGAACTCGTTGCGGTATATGTTTGCGGTGAATGTGCTGAGAAAATCAGAAAGGCTGGTGGAGTGAATAAATATTTGGAGGAAAATAAACATGAGTAGTAGATTTAATTTTAAGAAGTACGAAGAAATGAGAGAAAAGATCAAACATAATGATCAGATCAGAACACCTGAAAATGATTACATTTTCAAGAAAGAGTGGACCGAGACTTGCGAAAAAATCAGGACCTTACTTGGAAATGGTAACATCGTTAGAAAACCAAAACACGTAAAAGGTGTGATCCATGTACCAAACAGAGGATTGAAAGGAGGGGCAATATGATTTTTGAAAATACAAAAGAAGGTCGAAGAACTGCATTCAAATCAATCTGGGAAGGTCAGCATCAATTTGCAAGTGCGCGACAGCTATCGAAATCAATCAAAACTACTAGCGCACAGATCAGTTACATTATGAATAATAAGAAGCAGGTTACTGAAAAGCAGCTGATTAAGATTGCATGCGCAACCGGTCATAAGATTTCATTTTTTACGACTGAATCAGGCGAATATATTAATATTCAGGAGGTAAAATAAATGGATCTACATGTCTTGTATGAAACCAATGAAGATTTCAAAAGGTATTGCGATAAGTCATTAGCAAATGGTACCGCAGAAACTTTAGATGATTTATTGCAGCATGCAATTGTTAAGAATGTCGCGCAATATTATCTTGAACCTGATAGGGAGATACGCCATGTCTATTAAAGAAAGGCAACAGATTCTTCATGCTAGAAAAGAACGAAGAAGACAACGCGTAAGAGAACGGCAATATAACGGTACGATTAATCTAATCGAAAATAAGTTTCCAACATATTATCTAGATGGTCAGATGTTTAGACAGAAGGATGTACAATCATTATTTGGGACAAATAGGACCACGTTTAGATCTAGATTAATTAGAGGCTGGACAGTTAGGGAGGCAGCATATGGCAGCAGAAAAAAATTTTGAGAATAAGATCAAAAAGTACATTGAAGCTCAGGGTGGATGGCAGGTAAAATTTTTTGCAAATAGTTTTACAAAGTCCGGAATTCCTGATATATTATGTTGCATTAACGGTTATTTTTTGGCCATCGAAGTAAAGGCAAAAGATGGTAAAGCTTCAGATCTACAAATACATCAATGCAATATGATCAGACAGGCTGGAGGATCTGCTTACGTGGTATTTCCAAGTGGATGGGATCAACTTAAGGAAATCATTCAAAATCTAAAAAATAATATCATTACAAAAAAATATGCAATTGTTTTAAGATAGCTATGTACAATTTTAGTCGCACACTGTATAATTAACTTAAGTTAAAGATAAACATCTACGGAGGTATCTATTATGAATAATCTTACACATCTTTTCAAAGTTGATCAAAAAGTTAGAGTACGTCTTGACGGAGAAATGTTCAATGGTATGGTTAAAGAGACATATAGCGATCATATCATTGTAAATGTTCCTGAAGTATCAGATCATCTTTGGTTTGAAGAAGATCTTAATCTCGGTGATGTTTATCCTGAATATAATTAAGGAGGTAACACATGGAAGAAAATTTCAAAATTGATAATGATCGGAAAGCTGATTGGGCAGTTGAGAGAATCAAAGAATGTGAAGATGAGAAGAATAGATTGATTGCTCTGGCTAATGAGAAGATTGAAGAGCTTAAGATTCAGATTGAGAATGCTGAAAATAAGTTTACTAATGAGACTGCATTTCTTAGATCTTTGCTCGTTGAGTATTTTGAGACTGTGAAGACTAAGGAGACTAAGACGCAGAAGACTTATGCCCTTCTTAGTGGTAAGTTAGTATTCAAGAAGCCTGCTCAGAAAATTGTTCACGATGACGAAAAGCTTACTGAATGGCTTGCTGATACTGAGTTTATCAAGATAAAGAAGTCAGTTGATTGGGCTGCGTATAAGAAAAAGCTTACTATTTCTGGAAATGATGTTATTGATACTGAGACAGGTGAAATTGTTGAAGCTTGTTCAGTTGAAGAGACACCAGGATCATTTGAAATAAAATTTGCCGAATAAAGGAGGAATAAAACATGGCAGAAAAAATTATAATTATGGGAGAATCTGGTACTGGTAAATCAACCAGTCTTAGAAATTGCGATCCTGCAGTTACTGCAGTAGTTAATCCAGTCGGAAAGCCTTTACCATTTAAGGGTGCAAGAAAATTTGATACTTTGAACGGTAAGACAGATTCTAAGGTTATCATTGATTGGATTAAGAATCAGGTTAAAGCTGGAAAGAAGATGATCATCATTGATGATTTTCAGTATATCTTATCTGTGCCTTATATGAATAGAATTCATGAAGCAGGTTGGGATAAGTGGAATGATTTCGGCGCAAATTATTTCGAACTCATCGATGTTTGCAATGAACTTCCTGAAGATGTTTGTGTTTACTATATGACACATACTGAGACTCTTGAAAATGGTCTTACAACCATCAAACTGATCGGTAAGTTACTTCGTGAAAAGATCACAATTGAAGGTCTCTTCACAATAGTTCTTAGAACTCAGGTTTCTGAAGGCAAATATTTCTTCTTAACTCAGAACTCAGGTACTGACACCGTAAAATCTCCAATGGGTATGTTCCCAAGTTATGCGGTTGAAAATGATCTTAAGTATATTGATGATAAGATCAGAAATTACTATGAATTTGACGATGCAAAGTCAGATGCTGAGATTGCAAAAGCTGATGAAGAAGCTGCTGCAACTGAAATTGAAAAGCCAGCACCTAAAACATCTAGACGAGCAAGACGACATGAAACTCAGGCTGCAGCTATGAGCAATGCCGTTGAAGAAGATCTTAAGGAAGATCCACGTGAGGAGATACCTTTTGATGAAGCTCCTGAACATACTTATGCTGCAGAATCTGAAGAAGTTGAAGAACTTCCACAGAGAAAAGAAAGACCTGAGATGCCAGCAGTAGAAGCTTCAACAACAGAAGCTCCTGTAGAAGAAGCTCCACGTCGTCGCCGTCGTAGAGAATAATCTGGTATTAATGCGGCGCTTGATATTTCACCCCCTTAACTTATCCCTTCGAGCGCCGTATTGATATAAATAATTTGGTTGTCCCATCGACCTAACCGGGGAGAAAGAGGTAGAAAATGGATTTTTCAAGATTCGATGAAGTAATCGACACAAAGAAGCTTGCAGCAGATGCTGCAGAAATTCAGAAGAACGGTGGAACAGGTGAGTATGAGGAAACACCTGCAGGCGAATATCGAGGTAAAATCGAAAAGCTTGAAGTTGGAGCAACTAAGGACGGTCGTCCTATGCTTAAGGTCCAGTTCAGAATTACAGATGGAGATCAGAAGAAGCGCTGCTTATTCATGAATAGAGTGCTCTATGGTACCAAGAATGATGCCAACATGATCGCATCTGCTGTAGGTTGGTTACTTACACTTGAACCATCTGAAGATATTAAGGTAGGCTTTGAATCTTTTTCACAGTTTTCAGAGCTTGTTCTTGATATAGCTGAAGATGTTGCAGAGCTTGAGTATTTAGTCGACTACGATCCAGAAGAATTCAACAACATTAAGATTCTTGATGTTTTTGAATAAAAACTCGCGATTCTAGAGTGTTTTAGTTTGCATTTGAGTATTTTATCATTAGAATACTCAAATGCTCCTAGAATCGCGAAATATTAACTTCTGGAGGTGTTCTAAATGCTTAACTTTTATGATTTCGAAGTGTATAAGTATGATTGGCTTGTTGTAATCATTAATCCAATTGAAAAAACAACTGTCGTAATCATTAATGATCCAGAAGCATTTGAAAAATATTTTGAAAAGCATCAGAATGATATCTGGATCGGATATAACAATCGTCGGTATGATCAATATATCGCAAAAGCAATCTTATTAGGTATGAATCCAAAAAAAGTCAATGATTGGATCATTCTAGAAAACAAACATGGACACAACTATTCAAGTAGTTTTAATACAATCAATATGATAAATTTTGATGTGGCCCTTAGAAATGATGGAGGATTAAAATCTCTTGAGGGTTTTATGGGTGAAAACATCAAAGAAACATCAGTACCATTCGACCTTGATCGAAAATTGACTGAAGAAGAGATACAAGAAACTGTAAAATATTGCACGTGGGATGTTGAGAAGACTATCAATGTATTTATCGAACGAAAGTCAGAATTTGATGCTGCAATGGGTCTGATCAAAATTTTTAATTTGCCACTTTCATATATGGGTAAAACAGGAGCTCAGAGAGTTGCAAAAATATTAGGTGGATTAGGTAAACAATTTGATGACGAATTTGATTTTCCAATAGTCCCAACATTGAGGCTTAATAAGTATAAGCATGTTGCTGAATGGTATAAGAATCCAGCAAATCATGATTATTCTAAAAGCCAGAAGGTAATGATTGCAGGTATTGAGCATTCATTGTCATGGGGTGGAATTCATTCGGCAATTAAGAAGTATTATGGCGAGGGTTGGTATCTTATGGCAGACGTTACTGCATATTATCCAAGCTTGCAGCTACGATATAAATTTGGGTACCGTAATATGGGAAATCCTGAGAACTTTGAAAAGATTCATGGTGAGAATCTCAGATTCAAAGAGCTTGGTGATAAGAAAGCAAGGCTCCCTTATAAAATTGCGGATAACGCAATTTCTGGACAGCTTAAAGATAAGTTTTCGCCATTATATGATCCACGCGAAAACAATGCAATCACTGTCAATGGACAATTATTGCTTGTTGATTTGATTGAACATCTTGAACCACATATTGAATCACTAACTCAGTCAAATACTGATGGCATTTTATTTAAGCTTAGATCTATCAAAGACTATGATAAGATTGATGACATTGTATATGAATGGGAATGCAGGACCGGCATGAAGATGGGATTTGATCTATATCGAAGAGTTTATCAAAAAGATGTAAATAACTACGTCTTAGTGTCGCAAGATGGCCATACGAAAACCAAAGGTGCATATACTAAATCGCTTAGTCCAGTTGACAATGATTTGCCAATTGTTAATAAGGCTATGGTTGATTATATGGTTAAGAAGATTCCAATTGAAAAGACTGTGAATGAATGTAATGATTTCATTATGTTTCAAAAAGTTGTAAAATTATCAGGCAAGTATTGGCGAACATGGCACAATGGAAAGTATAGTCCAGATAAGTGTCATCGTGTATTTGCATCTCTTAGAAGATCTGATACGTATATCGGAAAAGTAAAAAAGGAAGGTGCGACAATTGAAAAATTCGGTAACACACCTGAACATTGTTTTGTGGAAGATGGATGTGTGAAAGATAGATCTGTTCCTGACTATTTGGATCGTCAATGGTATATAGATTTGATAAAAGATCGATTGTCACAATATGGAGTAAATTATGATTGAGTTATTTAAGGGCTATGTTCCTACAAAAAATAAAAAATGCATGATGAAATTCAAAAATGCAAGCAGTGAAGATTTGAATACATTGAAACAGGTTGAAGATCTTCCTGAGTATGCAGGAATCATTGCAGATGATGTCATACTGATAGATGTAGATGATCATGCTCAATCTGAGATACTCATGAACATTGTTGAAGATCAACAGCTCAGATGTAGAGTATATGAAACTACTAGAGGTAAGCATTTTTTCTTTATCAATAAATTCAATGGAGAGTATTTACAACCAACTTGCAAGACGGGAACTCAGCTTGCATGTGGAATTAAAGCTGATATAAAAGTAGGTTGTAAAAATAGCTATTCAATTTTGAAATATGATGGAAAAAACCGCAAGATAATCTATGACATTTTTGATGATGAAGAATATGAAGTGATTCCAAAATATTTGCTTCCTGTAAAAAGTAGAATTGATTTTGCTGCAATGGAAGCAGGTGATGGAAGAAATCAAGCTCTATTCAATTACATCTTGACACTTCAAACAAATGAATTCAGTAATGAAGAAGCTCGAGAGTGTATCAGGTTAATCAATCGCTATATTCTCAAAGATCCGTTGGAAGCTTCAGAACTTGAAACTATTCTAAGGGATGAAGCATTCCAGAAACCTGTATTCTTTGATAAAAAAGGGACCTTCTTATTTGATAAGTTTGCAAACTATATCAAAAACAACAATAACATTATTAAGATTGATGACCAATTGCATGTATATGATGGCAGCATATATGTAAATGGTCATAAATATATTGAATATGAAATGATCAAGCTGATTCCTAGCCTTAATAAATCAAAGAGGGCTGAGGTGTATTCATATCTTGATATTTCTATTCATAAGAATGTACCACAGGCCGATGCTAAGATGATTGCATTTAAGAATGGTGTTTTTGATATCGAAACAGATGAGTTTTTACCATTTGATCCGAACTATGTAATCATTAATAAGATTGATTATGATTACAATCCTAATGCATATTGTGAAATCACTGATAAGGCTTTGAATAAACTCGCTTGTCAGGACCAGGATATTCGAAAGCTGCTTGAGGAAGTGATTGGTTATACGTTTTACAGAAGAAATGAGCTTAGAAAAGCCTTTATTTTGACAGGTGGAAAAGCAAATGGTAAATCAACTTACTTAGATATGATCAAGACATTGCTTGGAGATCACAATACGTCAGCGCTGGACCTTAGTGAACTTGGTGATAGATTCAAAACTGCAGAGCTGTTTGGAAAGCTTGCAAATATAGGTGATGATATAGGTGATGATTTCATTGGAAATCCTGCCGTATTTAAGAAACTTGCGTCAGGTGATAGACTAAATGCTGAACGAAAAGGACAGGACCCATTTGATTTTAATAATTATGCCAAGATGTTATTTTCAGCGAATAATATTCCAAGGATCAAAGATAAATCAGGCGCAGTTATCGATCGACTTGTTATCATTCCATTCAATGCAACATTCAGTACAAAAGATGAAGATTATGATCCATACATCAAATACAAACTGAGAAAAACAGAAAGCATGGAATATTTGATTAAACTGGGGATCGAAGGTCTTCGTAGAGTGTTACAAAATCAAAGGTTTACAATGTGCGCAAAGGTTGAGGCTGCAATTACTGAATACAATGAAACCAACAATCCTATCTTATTATTTTTCAATGAGGATCCTATAATTGAAAATGAACCTACAAATACGGTATATAGAACATATTGCGAGTTTTGTATTGCCAATAATTTCAATGCGATGGGCAACATTGAATTCAGTAAACAGGTTAAGAAATATTTTGGATATGACATTGTAAATAAGACGATTGGCGGTAAAAAATATAGGTTATTTGTTAAAAAGGAGGAAAACAAAATATGAAGATTATAATTGAAGGTTGCGATGGTACTGGAAAGACTACACTCGCAAAAAAGCTTGCAGAAAAGTATGGATTGGATATTTGTCATTGTACTAGCAGCGATCCACGTGATTATGACTTTTACAGACAGACTAGTCGAAAAGAAAATGTTATATGGGATCGCCATACTATTGGTGAATTGATCTATCCTGAGGTGTTTAACAGAAAACAGGAGATCAGTTCAGAAGATGCAAGATTGGTTCTTATGCATGGAAAAGAAGAAGGTCTTAAAGTATTAATATTGACAGCAGATGATGATGTTATCAGAAGTAGAATTGCTGCAAGAGGGTTTGAATTCCCTAAGATTATGGATAACATTGAAAAGATCAATGCAAAATTCAAATTTTATGCGGATGCATTTGATCTTCCACTTATTGATACATCTAAAACTTCATTTGAAGAAATATGCGATATTGTTGAACATTAGGGGTTTGCATTATGCGACTAAAGTAGTATAATTAAATATATAAAGCCAGTTAAAGGAGGAAAATAAAATGGCAAAAGAAAGAAAAGGTTACAATTGCACACAGCTCACACCTCAGAAAGAGTTTGAGCGTCATATCTATCACAGAGATCAGTTCGCACACTATCTCAGATGGTCTCATGTTCTTAAGAATGCAAAGATAGGACAGAAGATTCTTGATTTTGGTTGCGGATCAGGCGAGATGCTTGAACTATTCTACCGCAATAAGTATCGTCCAGCTAAGTATGTGGGACTTGATTTCCGTCAGAATCAGATCAATGAAAACATTGAAAAATTTGGCAAGCTTGATTTTGTTACATTTAAGCAGCAGGATCTTTGCCAGGAATTTGATTTAGGTGAGACATTCGACATCATCACTTGCTTTGAAGTGATCGAGCACATTGGCCATAAGAATGTTGATGCGTTCCTTGATAACTTAGCTTTCCATTGTAATGAGAACACAGTCGTATATCTCAGCACACCTAATTATGATCCTCACGTCGGTGCAGCTCAGAATCATATGCTTGGACCTAACCATGATGAAGTTGGTGAGTGGGATTACAATGAGCTGAATGCAAAGCTTGAAGAGTATTTCGTGATCGATAAAGCATACGGAACATTTGCATCTCAGAGAGATTATAAGGAAGATCTTCACGATTGGCAGATTCCAATGTATGAGGCCCTTAAAGAGTATTATGATTCAAATCTTGTATCAAATATCATGGCACCACTTGTGCCAGCTGAGCATGCAAGAAACTGCATCAGAGTAATGCATGTTAGACCGGAGGAGTAAGATATGAAAAAATACGGAGTAATTACATTATGTGGCAGCACAAGATTCAAAGATGATTTTCTCCGTGTTCAAAAAGAGCTTACACTGTCAGGACATATCGTCCTGTCAGTGGGACTCTTTGGTCATTCTGGAGATTTTATGACTGAAGAACAAAAGATCATGCTTGATGATATGCACAAACGAAAAATTGATATGTCAGATGGTATCTATGTTATTAATCGAGGCGGTTACTTAGGAAACAGCACGAGATCAGAAATAGAATATGCAAAACAGCATGGAAAAATAATCAGATACATGGAGGGATAACATGGTATATTTCAATCGAACAATATGCGGCATGACTATAGATAGTGTCTGGATGGAATGGTTCAATATGTTATCAGAAAGCCCACAGAACGCGCAGAGTCGCGACGGAGACGTTATAGGTGAAGTAGTTAATGCTGTAACTATAATTGATGATCCTACGCGTTGTTTTATGCAAAATAGTATTAGAAAATTGCCAATGAGATACTGCATTGGTGAATTATTATGGTATTTATCTAGAAATAAAAAACTAGATGCGATTCGATTATATACTAAAGCATGGGATCGCATGAGTGATGACGGTGAAACTGTAAACAGTAACTATGGAAATATGATATGCGATCATTATGGATTTGATCAACTCGCAATGGTCGAAGATCTGCTTAAAAATAATCCTGAATCGCGCCAAGCTGTCATAAATATCAAGCCTGCAATCGATCTTAGAGTTGAAAAAACTAAAGACCTGAATTGTACGGTATGCTTACAATTTCTGATCAGAGACGATAAGCTATATATGACAACATATATGAGAAGCAATGATCTTTGGATGGGATTTCCAAATGATGTGTTTCAATTTACATGCATGCAGATCTGGCTTGCAATGAGGTTAGGTGTGAAACTTGGTACTTATACACATATAGCCGGCAGCTTGCATTTATATGAACGCGATTATAATAAAGCAAAGGAGAATATAGAAAATGAAAATAAAGGTAATTAAATTTGAGAATTATAAGGCTCCAGATCGAGCTCATTACAATGATTCA